CCTACCGCGGCAAGAACAGGACCTCGGGAGGGGTTCTTCTGCCGGATCAAGTTGTCGATAACAGTCAACTTGCGACGGTTGTCGGCTACGTTCTGAAAACGGGCCCGCTGTGTTATGCTGACACGGCCAAGTTTCCGGACGGTCCGTGGTGCAAGGCGGGGGACTGGGTGATCTTTGCGCGGTATGCTGGATCTCGTTTCCGCATTGACGGCGGGGAGGTTCGGGTTCTGAACGACGATGAGATCATCGCAACGATCCTTGATCCCGACGACATCTTGAGCATGTGAGGAGCAGATGAGCGAGCAAAAAGTGTACGAGCCGAACACTGGCGAGATCGAACTCGACGTCGGGGATGCCGAGGCGGTTGAAGTCGAGATTGCGGAAGCCGAGTCTCCGGCGGAATCAGAGCCCCGGGAAACGTCAGAGCATGAGCGTGTAAGTGAGTCTGCTCAGGCGCGCATCAATCGCCTTACCAAAAAGATGCGCGATGCACAGCGGCGTGAGCAGGAAGCCCTGTCTTACGCAAAGCAGGTGCAAGCGGAGGCCGAGCAACTTCGCACGCGGATGACGCAGGTCGACCAAGGCTATCTGCAAGAGTATGGCAGTCGTCTGGCCACTGAGACGCAGATTGCCGAAGCCGAGATGAAGCGGGCGGTTGAAATCGGCGACTCGGCCAAGGTTGTCGAATCTCAGCGTAGGCTTGCTCAACTCTATGCTGCGGCGGAGAAGTATACCACCGCAAAGCAGCAACAGGAGGCTTATGCCGAGCAGGTAAAGGCGGCGCAGGGTGCTCAAATCCTTTCGCAGGAGACGCAGGTTCAGCAGCCTCAACAGGCGCCTGCCCGCAGGCCTGACCCGAAGGCCGAGCAATGGGCGCAGCGAAACACGTGGTTTGGCCAAGACGAGGTGATGACGTTTGCCACCTTTGGCCTGCACAAAAAGCTCGTCGCTGAAGAAGGGTTTGACCCAGAAAGTGATGAGTATTATACTGAACTGGATCGGAGGCTTCGCGAGGAGTTTCCGCACAAACTATCCGGGTCCAGCAAGCGTGCCGTGCAGACGGTTGTTGGAGTATCCCGCGCCAACTCGGTAACTACACCTGCACGCAGTAAGAAGGTTCGACTCACCCCGACCCAAGTCGCCGTGGCTAAAAAACTGGGTGTGCCGCTGGAACTTTATGCAAAGTATGTGAAGGAGTAAGACGATGTCCGAAGCAGAAAACGGCTTTCAGGGCATTGATCGTGCCCCTCGCTCCAGCAAAACCCGCGAAAAGACGGCCCAGCGTCGTCCGTGGGCTCCTCCGTCTACCTTGGATGCTCCCCCCGCGCCTGAAGGGTTCAAGCATCGCTGGATCAGAGCAGAAGTGCGTGGTTTTGATGACCGCAAGAACATCTCTGCTCGGCTTCGAGAGGGTTACGAACTTGTTCGCAAGGATGAGTACCCCGATTTTGAAGCTCCGGTGATTGATTCGGGGAAGTATGAGGGCGTCTTTGGTGTTGGCGGACTGCTTCTTGCACGCATTCCCGTTGAAACGGTCAAACAGCGCAATGCTTACTATGCTGATCGGAACACCGACCAGCTACGGGCCGTGGACAACGATATGCTACGCGAGAACGCACATCAAAGCATGACGATCACCAACCCTGATCGTCAATCTCGTGTAACCTTTGGGGGATCGCGTCGGAACTGACGCTCCTCCCTGACGACGGAGAATGGAAATGGCTAACGCCGAAACTTCCTTCGGTCTTCGTCCGGTCGGACTTGCGGGCAGTGCCACCAACAGCACTGGCCTGACCACCTATGAGATTGCTTCGAACAACACCAACGCGATCTACCAGTTTGGTCTTGTGACGCCCACTGCCAACGGCGTCATCGACTATGCGGGTGCGACGTCTGGTGGGACGACGGCGGCTCTCGGTGTTCTGATCGGCGTGGAATATGTTGACAACGTCACGAACAAGCCTGTCTGGAAGAACTACTGGCCGGGCTCGGGTAGCGTCAGCGTCAACACCAACTACCCCATCAAAGCCATGGTCGCGGACAACCCCGACCAGCTTTTCGTGGTTGCTGCGGATGCTTCGCTGACCAACCGGGCCACTGCGCTCGCTGCGGTCTTTGCGAACGCTTCTCTCGGCACCTCGGCTCGCAGCGGTTCGACTGCCACGGGTCGTTCGACGGCGCAACTCAGCGTTTCGTCCATCGACACCACGGCTACTCTTCCTCTGCGCATCGTCGGTCTGGTGGATGACGACGCGAACAACGACTACGCCTCGGCTGGGGCGCACCTCCTCGTTCGCATCAACGCCCACTTCAATGCAGCCACTCGCTCGTTCGATTCGCAGACCACTGCGGATTCGACGGGTATCTAAGGAAGGGACCTGAAAAATGCCCATTTCGCGCGCACAACTTGCGAAAGAGCTGGAACCCGGCCTTAACGCGCTGTTTGGTCTGGAGTATGACCGTTACGACAACGAACATGCCGAAATCTTCGAGCAAGAATCCTCGGATCGTGCATTCGAAGAAGAAGTTATGCTCGGTGGCTTCTCGACAGCACCTGTCAAGAACGAAGGTCAGGCGATCTCCTACGACGATGCGCAAGAGACCTACACGGCTCGCTACACCCACGAGACGATTGCCCTCGCTTTCTCGATCACCGAGGAAGCAATCGAGGACAACCTCTACGACCGTCTCGCGGCTCGGTACACCCGTGCTCTCGCTCGTTCGATGGCTCAGACCAAGCAGATCAAGGCCGCAGCCATCCTCAACAACGCCTTCACCGCTGGCGCTTCTGCCATCGGCGACGGCGCCGCGCTCTGCTCGGCTTCGCACCCGACGCTCACCGGCAACAAGAGCAACACGCTCGGAACTCCTGCGGACCTCAACGAAACGTCGCTTGAGCAGATGCTCATTGACATCGCAGGGTTCACGGACGAGCGTGGGCTCAAGATCGCCGTTCGTGGCATGAAGCTCATCATTCCGAAGGAGCTTCAGTTCATCGCCGAGCGTATCATTAACTCGAACCTCCGCCCGGGGTCCGCGGACAATGATATCAACGCGATGAAGTCGATGGGGATGATCCCGGATGGGGCGGTGGTCAACCACTTCCTCACGGACCCTGACGCCTACTTCATCAAGACCGACGCTCCCAACGGGTTCAAATACTTCCAGCGCACGCCCATTCGGACGGGCATGGAGGGTGATTTTGACACCGGCAACATGCGTTTCAAAGCGCGAGAAAGATACTCATTCGGAGTGTCTGACTGGCGCTGCGTGTTCGGAACCGAGGGCGCTGCCTAACCTCCTGCACCGTTTCGATGGTGCAGCGAAAGGGCCCTTCGGGGCCCTTTCTTTTGTCGCGAAACATGATAGCTTTCAGACACTACCTCCCTGTCTGACAAACTGGGCCCCTGCGTAGCGGGGGCCTTTCTTTTTGCTTTTTATCGGTGTATGCTTGCGCATCCCTGACGGCATCCCGCCGACACTAGCCACGACAGGAGATACTCATGGCTAACACGACCTTCTCGGGTCCCGTCCGTTCGCAGAACGGCTTTCAGACCATCAGCGTAAGTTCGACAACTGGCGCCGTCACCGTTCTTAGCAAGAGCGCCGCCGCCATTGCCAACCCTGCCGCTACCGGCGCGGGGATCGAGGGTAGTGCTGCGGTGTACGAGACCTCGGTGACGACCGAGAACGGCATCGTCACCACCTCGATCATGATTGACCTGACCGGCCTTCAGTCTGGCGGCACGGCGGGCGACATCATCGGCAAAAACGGCTCTGGCGTGGCGTACATCGCTCGCATTACCACGGCCGATAACGGCACGGTGTTCGGCGTCAAGATGACCTGTTACGAGGTTCCGGCGGGCGGCGACACCGACATCGACCTCTACTCGGCGACCGAGGGCACGGGCGTGGAGGACAGCGCGATTACGGCTCTGACCGAGACCCAGATCATCAACTCTGGCACTCTGGCGCTTGGCACTACGGTGTTCGGCACGGATATCGCTGCGAACCAGTATCTGTATCTGGTTGGTCAGGGCACGTCGAACGCCGCCTACACTGCTGGTCGCCTTCTGATCGAGATCTACGGCTACGCCTGATAGGAGGGCCTGATGGCCAACTCTGACATCCGGTCAAAGTATTTTGCTGCCGACACGACGGTAGCCGACGCTGACGGGGTCTGCCAATCGCAGACCCCGGCCGCGGGCGGTGTGCAGAATTTGACCATCAACGGCGCGCTTGCTTCTGGCGGCGTGGCGACCTTCTCGGCGGCTCGGCTGATTACGATCACTTCGGCTGGGGCGGACGGGGGCAGGACCTTCACGATCACGGGCACCAACGTCAACGGCGCGGCTCAGACAGAAACTATCACGGGTCCGGCGACAACAACGGTCACGGGCACGAAATACTTCCGGACGGTGACGCAGGTCAGTGTGGACGCCAACACGGCGGGCGCGATTACGGTCGGCATGGCGAACAGCGCGGTAGAGGTCATCTTTGCCGGTCGCGTTCGTATCAGGGGACTGTACTTCGTCCATGCGGCTGCGGCGGGCAGTGTTTCTGTGCGGAATGGTAGTGCGTCTGGTGCCATTGGTGTTCAACTCGGCACGGTTGCGGATGCGCTGGTCATCTCTGACGTTGAGATGCGCGAGCAGGGCATTCTTTTCCCTGAAGGAGCCTACGTCGCCTATGCTGCCAACGCCCCGGCCTTCACTTCGATGACGGCCTTCTTCTCGTAAAGGGGTCTACCATGGCGCGCGAACTGTCGTCCATCAGTCGAATCGGACGGACGGAGCCGTTTGAACTTCAAGTTTCCCGTGGGCAGATCACGGGGCACAGGAGTGTCGTTATCTTCGGCTACAACCCTGACGTCGACACGACTAGGGTTACAGTGTGGCCATACACCGGCATTCTGACGTTCCCTTCCCCCGCGGCGCAACTGAAGGTTTCGTCGAGCAATGCCAATGACACCGCCAACGGTACTGGCGCGCGCACGGTCTTTCTGTCTGGACTTGATGCCAACCATGCCGAGATCAGTGAGACTGTTACGCTGAATGGTCAGACCGAAGTCCTGACGACGAAATCTTACCTGCACATCAACAACGCCTACGTCGCGACCGCAGGTTCTGGTTTGTCTGCCGCAGGGGACATCTACTTCGGTGCGGGTGTTGTCACGGCAGGCGTACCGGCAACCGTGTACGACCTCATCAAGTTCGACTACAACCAACGGATCACCGGCAGCTATACGGTTCCGGCTGGGTACACGGCGTATGTGTCTCAGGGGCTGTTCTCGGCGGGTCAACCCGGTGGTAGTGCGCAGGTTGTCGGTCGCCTTCTAACTATAGGGCAGGACAACATCCGCAGGACCGCCGCGATTACTACGGTCAACAATGGCGTCGCGGACTATGTGTTCGAGTACCCGCTGCGGATTCCAGAGAAGACGACCCTTGAGGCGACTGCGCAAGGTAGTTCCAACAACAACGAAGCCTCTTCGATGTTCATTCTTGTTCTTGTTCAAGATGCGGATGCTTACTGATGTCCAAAGGTGAGATGCCCCCGCGCAACAAGAAGAACTTCCGCCCCACAAAAGCGGGCGCTGGAATGACTGCGGCTGGGGTAAAAGCATACCGCCGCAAGAACCCCGGCAGCAGGTTGCAGACGGCCGTGACGGAGGACAATCCGACGGGCAAGCGCGCGGCGCGGAGGAAGAGTTACTGTGCGCGTTCTGCTGGTCAGATGAAGGATTTCCCGGAGGCAGCCAAGGATCCCAACAGCAGGCTTCGTCAGGCGCGACGGAGGTGGAAGTGCTGACGGCGCTTTACATCGATGAAGAGCGGCAAATTTGCGACGAGATCCGCGCTTGGTCGGCCTATGCCCTTGAGGTGCCGAATCCTTACTTCGCGGGGCTTCCGGCATGCCCATTTGCACGAACTGCATGGCAAAATGACCGTGTGGCGACTGTCTTCAAGTACGGTGGAAACCAAGCCCTGTACTCGGTCCTTGCTGGGTTTGACGACAGTTTTGACCTCGTTATTGTCGTCAACCACCATGAGCGTCAGGAGCCTGACGCCTATCACGACTATCTTGACCAATTGAACGTCGCGATCTCCGAAGGCATCTTTGGCCAGCGCGACCTGTGGGTCATGGGGTTTCATCCCGACGACGGCCAGAACGAGTTGATTGATGACAGCACGTTCGAGCCGCTGACGGACACCCGCTACTCGATGATCTTTGTACAGCGCCTGTCGAAAATACAGGAAGCCGCAGACAAACTGAAAGAACTGGGTTATTATGACCAGTATCTCGAAGAGTATGATGCCGCGGAACTCTTCGAAAAGCGGGCGGCGTTTTACAGGAGACTGAAAGATGGCAATGAGCCCTCGTAAGAAGATGGCCATGGGCGGCGACATGGGCAAGAAAAAGCCCATGAAGATGCGCGGCGGCGGCATGGCGATGAAGATGCGCGGCGGCGGCATGGTCAAGAAGATGCGCGGCGGCGGCATGGCGAAGAAGGAGAAGATGTGATGGCCCGTAAAACGGTAAACTCCATCTCGCGTGGGCGCGCGGCGGCAGGCGCTCGTGAACTTGGCGAAATGACGCGAGTTCGCCAGAGTTCGGAAGCGCAGACGCGCTTTCAGGGCGAGGATCTTGAAAAAGAGATCCGGACGCGCCCAGTCCCCACGCCTCCGGCGCGGCCGATGACGCCGATGCCCACGAAGCCCAAGCCCGGCGGGCGTGTTCCTGTCCCGCCCATGCGACCCAAGCGGATGGCAAAGGGTGGTGCGGCGAAGAAAGGTAAGAAGTGATGGCAAAGGATGCGTGCTACCAAAAGGTTAAAGCCCGCTACAAGGTATTCCCTTCGGCGTACGCATCCGGTGCTATTGCCAAGTGCCGCAAGGTCGGGGCATCCAACTGGGGCGTTTCGCAGGGCCCGCGCAAGCGCCCTGTTTTGAAAAAGGCTCAGGGCGGTGCGATTGCTCGCGGCTGTGGTCAGGTTCTGGAAGAACGTCGGAAGGTTACGAAGGGCATCTGATGGCTGTTCGGAAGACAAAGGCGGGGGCAAACCTCAAGCGTTGGTTCAAGGAAAAATGGACCGACGTTCGGACAGGTAAGCCCTGTGGCAGACAGGAGGGGGAGTCTCGTGGCACCCCTTACTGTCGGCCTTCGCGTCGTGTAAGTTCCGAGACACCGAAAACAGCATCTGAGATGACCGCTTCGGAGAAAAAGAGCCGCGTTGCGCAAAAAAAGGCGCTTGGGCAACCGGCGGGTTCTCCACGGCGTGTTGAGTCGTTGCGGAGGAAGAAATGACCTTGTCAGGTACGAAAACCTTCGAACTCGACGTGACCGAGTACATCGAAGAAGCCTACGAGCGTTGCGGCTTGGAGGCGCGGACAGGGTACGACCTTCGGACGGCCAAGCGTTCGTTAAACCTGATGTTGAACGACTGGGCCAATAGGGGCATCAACCGTTGGACGATTGCGCAGACGACGCAGACGGTGACACAGGGGACGGCATCGTACAACCTTGGCGCAGAGACCATTGATATTCTGTCTGCGGTGGTTCGTCGGGATGGAACGGACTACTCTCTTGATCGGATCAGTCGGGATGACTTCTTGACTATTCCTGACAAAACGACGCAGGCGAGAGTCATGCAGTTCTACGTCGACCGTCAGATCACGCCTGTGCTGAAGGTATGGCCGACGCCCGACAACAGCACAGACCAGATCATCTTTGACCGCCTCGTGCGGATGGACGACGCTGCGGCGCAGACCAACACCCTGCAAATCCCTTTCCGGTTCTACCCGGCGCTGGCCGCAGGTCTGGCCTATTACATTTCGCTCAAGAAGGCTCCCGCGCGCACGGAAGTTCTGAAGATCCTCTACGAGGAAGAGATGGCTCGCGCGATGGAGGAGGACCGCGACCGCGCTTCATTCATCATCCAGCCAAGCGTCTCTTATAGCTGGGGCATGTGATGGGCAAGTTTGCTTCCGGGAAATACGCCTACGGCATCTCCGACAGGTCCGGCTTTCGTTACAGGTTGAACCGGATGAAGAAGGAGTGGACGGGCTTTCTTGTCGGACCGGACGAGTATGAGCCCAAGCATCCGCAACTTGAGCCTCGCCGGAGGGTGTCTGACCCGCAGGCTCTGAAGGACGCACGGCCGGATGTGACAGAGCCTTTGTTCGTCTTTGTCGGCGTCCCTCTGGTTGAGGACCCCAACCTCGGGCCTGTTTGGGGTGTGGGCCTTGTTGGCTCTGTTACGGTGAGGACGACATGAGCTTTACCTACGCACAACTGAAGCAGGCGATTCAGGACTACACGCAGAACACGGAGACGACCTTCGTGAACAATCTGCCTGTGTTCATCCGCATCGCGGAAGAGCGCATTCTGAAGAGCGTGCAGTTGAGCCTTTTCCAGAAGAATGCCACGGCCAATGCCACCGCGTCGAACAAATATCTTGCCTGCCCGCCCGACTTCCTTGCGCCGTATGCCCTGAGTTATGAGGTGACGGGTTCGAAGACGTTTGTCGAGTTCAAGGACGCAAATTTCGTCCAGAGCTACAACCCAAATGGCTCGACCACAGGCCTGCCAAAGTACTACGCCCAGTTCGACGTGGACAACTTCATTTTGGCGCCGACACCAGCGACGAACTATGTAATGGAGTTGCATTACCTCTACCGGCCAGCCAGCCTCACGGCGGGGGCGGAGAGTGGAACGACGTGGCTCAGTGAGAATGCCGAACTGACGCTGCTTTATGGTGCCCTCGTTGAGGCCTACATCTTTATGAAGGGCGAGCAGGACATCATGGCGATGTACAATCAACGGTTCCAAGAATCGCTCATCGGCATCAAGATGCTTGGCGAGGCGAAAGAGACCACCGATCAATATCGGACTGGCATGGTAGTGAGGCCGAAACAATAATGCTTGGGGCGTCGATGGAACTGCCGCGCTATGCGCAACTCGTGACGGTCAACACGACATCAAACCGAGGGTTCACGCCCGAGGAGTTGGCGGCAAAGTGCGCGGACAAGATCGTGTCTGTGGCGGACACGGCTCCTGATCCTATCCGCGAGCAGGCGCACGCCTTCAAGGGCCGTGTGGAGCAGGTGGTTTTGCAGTATCTGAAGCAAGCGGTTCACAGTGACCGGACAACTGTGTATAATGCGTTGACTGACGCGGGCCATCCGGGGCTTGCTGATCTGGTAAGGAGGCTCTGACGTGGCGTTCACCGGCAACTTCATGTGTACGTCGTTCAAGCAGCAACTGCTTGAGGCAGTACACGACTTCCGCCTTACCGGCGGAGACACCTTCAAACTCGCGCTGTACGACAATAGCGCGTCGTTCACGGCTGCGACCACAGCTTACACGGCGACCAACGAGGTCAGCGCCTCTGGTTCGTATTCGGCTGGCGGCGGCACGCTGACTCGGATTGATCCCACGACGAGCGGCACGACGGCGTTCACCGACTTCGCGGACCTGACGTTCACCTCGGCGACGATCACGGCCTACGGCGCGCTGATCTACAACAGCACGCCCACGCACACCTACACCAACCCGTCGGTGGTGGTGCTGGACTTCGGCGGGGCCAAGACCTCGACGGCCGGGGACTTTGAGATCGTGTTCCCTGCGGCGGCAGCTTCGACGGCCATCGTCCGGATTGCCTAAGCCATGACAGACATCACCGTCCCCTTTACCGGCTGGGGCCGCGCGGGGTTCGGTGAACTAGCGTGGGGAGAGGGCAGTGTTGCGGTCGGCTTCGCCACGGGCGGAGTCGGCGCGGTCACTGTCAACGTCGGCACCGGGGTCTCGGTCAACGTCACCGGCCTTCAAGCTTCTGGGCAGGTTGGCTCTGTCACGGTAACAGGGGATGCCTCTGTTCCGTTGACAGGTGTTGCGGGAACCGGGGAAGTCGGCACCGTAACTGTTTTTGTTACTGTGAACGTCAGCGTCCCTGTGACCGGCGTGTCAGGCACCGGGGAAGTTGGCATTGTTACGGTGGCGGCGGGGGCATCTGTTCCCGTCACAGGCGTTGAGGCTGCTGGGGAAGTCGGCACAGTTACGGTAAACACCGGCACTGGCGCTTCGGTCAATCTCACGGGTGTCGAAGGCACGGGCGAGGTCGGCGACGTAACTGTTAGCGGGGGCTCCACGGCTACGGTTACGGGTGTCGAGGGCACGGGCGAAGTTGGCACCGTTACCGCGACAACTTCCGTAGTTGTGCCCGTCACGGGGCTTGAAGCTACGGGTGGAGTCGGAGACGTAACTGTCAGCGGCGACTCCACGGTTACGGTTACGGGCGTTGAGGGCACTGGCGAGGTCGGCACCGTCACGGCCGCGGGTTCGACGCGGGTCGTCGTTACTGGTCTGGAGGCAACGGGCCAAGTTGGCTCGGTCACCGTCACTGGCGATGCTATGGTCACCGTCACCGGCGTCAGCGCCACGGGCCAAGTTGGGCAGGTTCTGGTGTGGGGGAGGATTGTTCCAGCGCCCGGAACGAGTTATACTCCCATCGCCCCGGCACCCGGAACAAGCTACTCTACAATCACCCCGGCATCTGGTACAATCTGGACGGAAATCGCGGCGTAAGGAACGGGCATGGCCAGTACATATACCCAGACCGGCATAGAACTGATTGGGACCGGCGAGCAGTCCGGAACGTGGGGAACCACGACCAACACGAACTTGGAGATCATCGACCGCCTTACGAATGGCGTCGGCGCGATCACTCTGTCCGGTACGACGCATACGCTGACGACGACGGACGGCGCTCTGTCCGATGGCCAGTATGCGGTGCTCGTGTTTGGTGGAAGCCCGAGCGGCACGAACACGGTGACGATCTCACCGAACGATGCGGACCACGTCTACATCGTCAAGAACAACTCCGGTCAGAGTGTGGTTCTGACGCAGGGATCTGGCGGCAACGTCACGGTTACGAACGGCAAGAGCGCGATTGTCTACGCCGACGGCGCGGGTGCTGGCGCTGCCGTTGTTGACGTGACAAACACCTTCAACTTCCAGCCACTGACGGCGACGCTGACTGCGATTGGCGCGCTGGCCGTGACGGACGGCAACATCATCGTCGGCGACGGGTCGACGTGGGTTGCGGAGAGCGGTGCGACGGCTCGGACTTCTCTGGGGCTCGGCACTGGTGACAGCCCGACCTTCACGGCTGTGACGGCGGGTCAGGTCGACATCACGGCAACCGGCGACCTCCGCCTTCAGGATACGACGGGCGGTCAGTACGTCGCGCTTCAGGCTCCGGGTACTGTCTCTGCCAGTTTCACGCTGACGCTGCCTGCGGCGGATGGGACGAGTGGGCAGGCAATCGTGACGGACGGCGCAGGAAACCTTAGTTTTGGCAGCGCGGGAATCGGCTTCGGCAAAGCCATCGCTGCGGCTTTGATCTTCGGATAAGGAGAAAATACCGTGGCAAACCCGAACATCATCAATGCCACTTCGATCCTCGGCAAGTCGGCGGTTGTTGATCTGACCACCACCAACGCAACGCTGGTTCTCGAGAACGCGGCGGCGAGTAACAAGGTGCTGAAGATCAACTCGCTGGTCGTGTCGAACGTGGACGGCACGAACGCCGCCGACATCACGATCTCGCTCTACAGCGAGGACAACATCGGCGGCACGGCGACCCAGATCGTGAGCACGGTGAGCGTGCCTGCGGATGCGTCGCTCGTGGTCATCGACAAGAACACCTCGATCTATCTTGAGGAAGACAAGTCGATTGGTGCGACGGCGGGT